TTTTCAATGATACCAAGGCCATAATCAAATTCACTAATCTTGTGATAGCGATAATCCAACCGCAACTTATCAGTTCGATACTCTTTGGATGATTTGTCCTCGTGATCGACATCTAGAAGGAGATAAGCAAGCTCTTCTCCTTCCCAATAATATTCGGCTTCGGCAACCTTTCGAAGAGTGCCGGATAGACCCCAGTGTGCTGGCCAAAGACCAAAGGGAATGATGCGTTTGATTTTAGCCATATGAACCTCTTACTCTGTGGGAGTATTTACACCGATAATGTTGAGTATCTGTGTTAGGCGATCCACGTCAGGATCGTTGGTGATTCTGTGATAGTTGATCTCCTTTTGATCTAGTAGATCCTTGATCAGATCATCAACCACCACTGCTTCTTCGGCTGTTTGATTCCGCCCTGCGGGCTGGTATTCAAAATCCCTACCAATCAGAAAGTTGTAATTGTCGTAGGAGTTGAATACTTCTAGGGTAAAATCATCAAACAGGGAATGATAGCCCTCGTGCCTATAGACCATACCCAGGACTAGTGGGCTGTCCGTGATCACCCATTCAACTTGGCCCTGAAGTCGGACCAGTCGACGATTCTGCTTGGCAAGAATATAGAGCTGATCACTCAGGACGTTGTGTCGCTTTTCCCACGTCATATCCTTGGCATATTCAGTGACCAGCTCTACTTCCAGCTGACGCTTTTTCATTTCAAAGAATAGACCGGCTGCGGTGGTGCTTTTACCAGCCCCGGGTCCTCCGAAAATGTTTATGATTTTCATGACCGACCCCACCCTAGGGAATCAATTGAGAACCTGGATAGTAAGGATTCATAATCTTCAGGAGAGCACTTTGTGGTTATCTGTAATACGTCACCGGTAATGGTTTTAGCTGTTAGCGTCTTAGTCTCTGGGGTATATGTCAAAGACACCACATGCTTTAGAAAAACTAGATCACCGCTATCAGTTCTCAAGGCTGGCAAACACCAACTCTTTAGATCCTCAATCAAGTTGTGAAAATTACCATCCGTTAAAAGTCTTGTGTCCATGGGTTTCATCTCTTATTAGTTGATTATGCTCTTCTTAATATACAAGATTACTCACCTGAAAAGCAATAAAGTTTACCTGGGTTTCACCAGTTTGACTATTGCGGAACGATTTGATCTACATGTGAAGGATGCCTTGAGAGGCAATACTAGGTGTCACATTCATCACGCGATAGCCAAATATGGACGGGATGCTTTTGTGATCGAGACGATCTATCAATCAAAAGACCAAGAACACACCCTCGAGGTAATGGAACCTCAGTTCATCCGAGAATACCGAGAAGCCGGCTACGAGCTTTACAATATCCAGGACGGTGGAAGAGGCTACAAGAACAATCCTCGATCTAAGAAGGTTGAGCTTTACAATGAAGATCTGAATCTGATCGAGACTCTCCCGAGTCAATCTGCTACGGCTCGTAAATTGAATTGTAATTTGTCTACGGTAATCCAGGCTTGTCGAAATGCCGAACAAGGTAAAGCTTCTAAGCTCAAAGAATTCTGGGTGTGCTTTGCCGGTTCTAAACCAGTGAAGAAAGATACGTCATATCTTCTAGAGCGTAACCGTAGAATAAAACCACTTTTAGGTAAAAAGAGACCTGATCATTCAAAGTTCATGAAGGATAAATGGGCTGCTAAAAAGCAGCCCATTTAAACTTACTTACCAATAATGTTACCAAATACAAGTGTGTGAGTTCGGATGGCAACCGAATAACCACGTTCAACCGCTTGCTCAGCGATCACCGCCTGATGACTTTCCTGCATTTCACGATCCGCACCAACTGGCATGATCCAAACGTCCCAATTGATACCGGCTTCTCGATAGGCGTCAGTGGCCCTCTCGACCTCGTCCCAACAAGCATCAGAACCGTCGCAGACGAACTTTAGGTGTCCACGGTCACTAACTTCCTTGTATTGTGAAACCACACTTGGGAGGATTGCCTTTTCCCATTTTTCACCACTTGCTGAAAGCTTGGGTGAAACTGACCAAAATACTTCAGTTTCATTGAAGGGAAAGGTCCTGAACAAGCTCTGGAAAGCCGGTCGTGGTGCCTGGGTTCCATTGGTTTCAATGGTCACAAACTTGGGCACGTTGTTCCTCTTCAGGAATGTGTCCATGATATCAACAATGGCAGTTTGGCTCATCATTGGTTCACCGCCGGTAAATGCCATGTGGTGATGCTGGTTGCTCACTGGGTGTAGGAATTTTCCATGTGGTAGAACTTCCTCAATTCGCTCGCAGATTTCAGCAGCCGTGCCCTTGTGGGCCAGGTGTGAAAACTTTTGACTCCAAGAATAACTAGAGTCACATCCGCGATGGAACACTGGAAGCTCTTCCATGCTCTTGTAGGCAGCTGGGTCTAGATTCTGATAATCTAGAATCCAAGTTGTCGGATCTCTGGGGTCCTTTTGTCCAAACCCATCGCAAGAGAAGTTGCAACCCCAAAAGCGAATCCAAGCGGTCGGCCTGCCAGTGTAGGTCCCCTCGCCCTGGAAGGTCTTTCCGAAAATCTCGGAATATCTATATTTCTTTTCGCTCACGCTTTCCACCATTCCTCATATGGGAAGACAACCCAGCGACTGTCTTCTGCCCTACTAATTTCTCGACCCATGTAGTTGGGTTCAAACACATCCTGAGAAATGTTGTGCCACAACACCCCAACCCTGAAACGATCCTTCCAGTCACCTGATGGAAATTCATCCATCTGATCAATCAAATCTGAGATCTCATCGAACACTTTACGAAGAGTCTCACCAGAATCGCAAATATCATCTACCAGGAGAATCTTCTCTCCACGAAAGAGTCGGTTCGCAATATCATTGACCTCTGAGATATGACTGATCATATTGTCTCGGAGGCTGTAATTGATGACTTGGAGGGGAAGCCCAAGATAGTGGGAAAGCATAGTCGCGGGAACGAGTCCTCCGCGCGCAATTCCAACTACCTTGTCGGGTCGAAAGTTCTCAGAAGTCATCTGACGGATAACTTCCTGTAGGTCACCCTTCATTTGTTCGTTGGTATAGATAATCTTGTTGGGCATTTAGCACCACCTTAATTTGAAGAGAACCGCCTGATCCATGGTCTCTAATTCTACTACCATGTATTCATGGATAGCTGTCCAGTAGAAGCTTGGATAGTTGGATATAAGCCATTGCATGGCTTCACTTCTTTCTACCACTGCAAAATACTGGCGACCAAGATGTGATACCAACTCACGATCATTTTTTAGAGATTGATCCAAAAATAGATTATCGGCAAACCAGCCTATTGCTTTGTCTGCTTCATCTTGGTTTAAACCAAGATTCATCATTTTGGGAACGTATCTGCTATAGATCGCGGTTGGTAACACAGTTAGGAGTGACCCTTCATGCTCAACATGAGCTTGTAGAACTCGTCCTTTAGATGAGGCTCATCACGGAACTTGCCACGCATAATGGCAGTCGTCATGTCGCTTTCATGTTCCTTGACCCCTCTGTGGGTCATACAGTGGTGTTCTGCCTTTAGGACAACCGCCACATTCTCAGTCTCAGCGTATCGAACCAACTCGTCAGCAATCTGAGTCGTCATTTCTTCCTGGATCTGAGGACGTTCCGCAATCCAGTGAACGAGACGATTGAACTTCGAGAGTCCAATGACTTTGTCCTCAGGGAAGATACCAACCCAGCAACGGCCCACAATGTTTTGGAAGTGGTGGGCACAGGTTGAACGAATCGAGATAGGACCAGCGGTGTAAAGATCCTGATATCCCACGTTGGGGAAACTGGTAATCTTAGGGGCGCCAATGTAGCGTCCACCATAAGTTTCATTCACATACATCTTGGCAACACGACGAGCGGTACCATTGGTATTGTGATCATGCTCAGTGTCAATCACCAAGCTTCGAAGAACCGCTTCCATTTTCTCGGTGACTTCGTCGACTAGAAGTTCACGCTCTTGGTCGGTTAGAAATGCGCTGATGTTATCGTTGCAATGGAATTGCTGGCCGGCTTCGACTAGACGCGCACGGATCTTTTCAGAAACGGGAACCTCTTGCCCACAGCCACCGGCTTCACAATCATTGGAGCCGCAGGTGGTAAGTTTGGTATCGGACATTAACTGTCTCTCCTTATTTGTTATTCACTACTCTATTTAGAATTGGGTAGAATGTCAATTTATAGGGTGTTAATACTACTCAATTTGAACATCACCGCACGCTCTTTGAGGTATTTGGCATAGTCCATGTTGTCCTCGAAATGGATCACTAATAGACCCTCGGACCTGTTTACCTCTCGCCCCTCAGAATCTGATCCAATATAGATTCTCGAGGCATCTTTGAAGAAGTATTCCTCAGTTCTAAACGAGTAAAGGCCCACATTGTTGCTATCTAGGAACTTCCTAGTCTCTTTCAAAAAGGTCTCCCACATGACATTACTATGGGCGTAAACGGTCACCGGATCATAAGTCGCGATGGCGTGGTCTGGTCGACGCGGTTCCGCATCATCTCAACATAGAGGTCAGTGCAGTTGACCACCTTCTCCCAGGAAATTTCCTTGCTGAGTTGTAGTCCACTGATTTTCAGGTCAACGATAGGTTGGATCACAGGGAAAGCCTCAATATGAGACCATGTTCTTTGAGCCAGAGGACCATGTCCTCTTTTAGCTCAAAGAACAGATCCATTTCATACAGATATTTTTGGTATTGGTCTCGAACAGAACAACTCTTGATCTTCCAAGTCCAATAACCCTCTAGTTTGGTGTCGCAGAAGTTCTTGATCCTATCCCTCATGTCTGCCCATTCATGTGTTTGGCTGGTTGCATAATCACAAGTGAACCTGAGCTCAACTCGATTCAAACAAAAGGCAACACCAAGATCCTTGAATTCCTTCCGAAGCTTAACTGATTTTTCAATACGCTTCAGATTACCAAATGCATCATCATATCTGATATCGAATACGATATCACGATCAATAAACTTGCTTTGTCGAATCTGCTCACAAACTAGATTTATCATTGGTCTTACCCTTGATAGCGATAGCGCTCGCCTTGCCCCAACAGGATATCAATTGTTCTATCAATTGACTGATGCTGATCGTCCGCGGCATAGAACACTTCACTGTCGTCGAGCGTTGTGAGTAGATAGTCCATCTTGGTGATGGCATCTTCAACTGACCATGGAACGTAGAGGTGCTTGGCAGAGTTATTCAGAGCCTGTGGGAAGCTGCGGAAAGCAGGGCACAGGCTTAGGGTTCCAAGAGCAGAAGCTTCATTCAGTGTGTTACTCTGCCAATCCTGACGAGCGCAATTGAACTGAAGCTGTGAGTCAGCAAGGATCTCATAGTATTCAGACTTTTGAAGTCCTTCCTTGATAACCAGCTTTCCTTCGGCTTCCAGCTTTCGAGCACGATCCACGTATGCCTGATGTGTGGAGCGAAGCTTCTTAGCCCCGGTCAGAATCCAAAATTCATAACCGCGTTCTACGAAATCACTCTTCTCGATGAGATCCATGAAGAAGTCAGGCTGCTTTTCATGGTCAAAGCGCGAGCTATAGACGATGCGCTTTTTGCGCTGATCCAAAGGCTTTAGTGCCGCCAGACCACCAACACGGCTTCGCACTTCATCACGGTCAAAGGGAAGACCAGTAACGTAGAGTGGGGCTTCCAAGAGTGCGATTCTCATATGAGGACCCATCTCAGTGTTGGCCATCAAAATACCATCACAGGTCTTGGCAACCAACTGTTCAAAGTCGCGCATCCAAGCGCGCCAGGGGAACACGAAGTCATCAGGATCAATTGACTGAGCCAAGTTTCTCGTGAAGACTTTTGGCTTCATGTTATCAGGAAGCTGATTGATAATGTAGGGAAGGCTCTCGTATCCTGGCTGAAATAGGTCTTCGCTGAAGATCACATCATTGCTCGTAATCTCTCCGGCTTCCATTAGACGAACGACTTCTGCCATCTGTGTCATTGACCAGTAGCATCGACCATGCGCGTCAAGCACCTGGCCAGTCTTGATGTCCTTGTCCTCTCGGAGGGTTCGACCATAGACTGTGAGGAATTCAACCCCATGTTGGGCGAACCGGTTTTCGTTCCAGTCCTTGAGCTGTAAAGTGTATCGAGATTCATATGGTTCTAAAGGTAGATAAATGATTCTTTTGGTCATATAAGGCCTTTCTATGTCCAAGAAATTTCCCAACACTGGCGTCAGGTCGTCCACGGACGAATTCATAGCTAAAGCTATAACAGTTCACGGCACCAAATTCAATTATTCTGGTGTGTTTTATGTGAATGCAAAAACTAAGGTAGAAATCGGTTGCTCTATCCATGGAGCGTTCCTTCAACGCCCCAACGATCATCTGAATGGAGTAGGATGCGGTCGATGCGCTCAGCGGGTAGCTAATGAAACCCGTCGTAGAAAAGGGACAATTAGTCTAAATCCTAGAGAGATGGATGTTTACCGCCGTCGAGTCAGATATCTTAGTTTGAAAGAATACGATAGACATCAGCAGTTAATTAACCCATTGGGTTTTCCACGTGGAAATAGTTACCACCTAGATCACAAACTTTCTATCATAGATGCGTTCAATGCGAGTGTTCCTGAAGAGGTGACAAGTCATCGTTCAAATCTTCGCATCATACCTGCTTCTCAAAATCGTTCTAAATCCGGCAAATCTAGTATCTCTGTTGATGAGTTGATGATACTTATTTCCACGTCAACTTGAAAAGCATCTCTTCATTCTTGTCTGTGAATTTGATATGAAAATCATAACTTGGGATCCAATCATCTGACTCCCAAAGTGAGCCCTTGCAATCGCATTGATAGTGCTTGCAATGTCTATTCAACCAAGTGACTAGCTTAGGATCTAAAATAAATCCACCACTACCAGGTTTCAGGTATTCGTAAAGACTATACCTCAAGATATCACGGCTTGACTGGATACTCAGCGAACGAACCATTTTCGCCATCTTCACTCACATCAATTGTGATATGACGACCAGGATACTTGGCAGTGATCTGAGCGTAGAGATCATCACTAATCATCTCACATGACTTGAAGTCTAGCGCGAGGGTTCCCTCACTGTAGAGGCTTTCTAGCCAACGCTTAAACTGGATGAACTCCAGTTCGCGATCAGCATGGAATATCTCAATCCACACCTTGAAGTGGAAGATGTGACGATGCGGATAGCCTAAAAAGCTGACGTCATCGGGACCGCCTGTGGCAAGTTTGGGATCAGTCAGAGCTGCGGGATATTTGTGGATACCTTCCTTTCGAAAGGTCACCCAAATCATTTTGAAATTTTCTGTCATAAGACTGTTCTAACAGAACAGGTGACCAGTGGTCAATTTATAACCAAGTCAACTTGAACAAAGTTGCCAGTTTGGGATCATCGATTTTCATCACAACCTCCCACTGGTTTATGATCTGTATTTTGTAGGTCATTCTGTGCTGCAAAGCCCACTGCTTGGGTTCATCTTGAAGTACGATATACCACCCTCCCCATTTATGCGTGGGGACTGGAAGATACTCTCGTTCAATACGACACAGATGTTTTCGACCACGTTCTGGACCGTATTGGGTTCCCAGGATCAAAGCTACTGCCACTTTGAATATCTCGATTTGGAAGATTCCAAATAGGGAGCCAAAACATCTCTGTGCATAGTTTCTAGTCCCCATGCGGACAGAAAGTATCTAGCATCCTTGTGATTAGTGAAGCGCATCACCAAATGACTGACTAGATGTTTGGAACCAGCCGTCCTTGGTAATTTTATCAATTGCTTTTTGAATATGATTTTACGACTGGTCAACCAATGCAGAACGCTTGGATGGATCACTAAGCGCCACTTTGACGTTCTCAAGTTTTCAGGATCGGAGGCTTCCCATGTCCAGTCTCGCCTTTTCTGCAGGACTATTCCTACATCCAAGAAAGTTTGAACAGAGTGGCCGCCT